TTTTTCGAAGTAACTTTTAAGGTTTCCGCCTTTGAAGTAGTTGGCATCGAGGCAATGCGATTTGTCTCGATCTGTAAACCCGTCTTCTAATATGTCTTTTAATACGATACCGCGATCTTCAGGTTCTTGAACATTCGGTATGTTGGTCCAGTAATATCTTTGTCGGTTCTGCGCGCTGACTAGCGAACTATTGATGAAAACAGGTTCGACACCGAGTTGTTCTGTGATGACATCAAGATACTCTTTTTTCATGCGCACGTTTTCTAGTAGAAAATATTTTGGTTTGCACTCTTTTAATAGTCTTACAAACTCAAAGAACAAAGCAGAACGCGGATCATCAAAAGCCAATTGATCTCCCGCAAAACTAAAGCCCTGACATGGCGAGCCGCCTACTAGAATGTCTATGGGGGGTAGGTCTTTTGCGAATACTTTTGTTATGTCGCCCAGTTGTATCGTATCTGGATAGTTTTTTTGCGTGATTTGTATGGGGTATTTGTCGATCTCTGATGCGAGATATTGTTTGATGGGTATGCCCAGTTGTCTAAGAGCAATTTGTACACAGCTCATGCCGTCAAATGTGCTCAATACCGTTTGAGGTTTCATAATTCTCTCCAATTTAGTTAAGTGTGTGGCCCCATTGTTTGCTCGTTCATTTCTTGGGAGAATCGCCAACGCAAACCAGCAAACTTTTCTGTATCTTACGAACTGGGACCACTTTTTGTCCGTAAACTTAACTAGCGTTGGCTAAATCTTTTGGGCACGGTGTCCACCATGATGGTTTTTCCCTGCCTTTTTCCCATTTTGCATAAGTCTTTTCCGCTATGCAATATTTTCTGTAAGATTCTATTGGATCATCACATTTGTACTCGTCTGGCATAGCAAGTGCAACGGGTGTCATTGGCCCAGTGACTATGTTTTGTGGCAAACTTGTCAAAGACCAAGCAAGTTTTTCATAACTGGCGTGATCTTTGTCATATCGATAGTAATATTCTAAAGACAGCGCAAGAAAATGGTCAACCAACCAATTGTAATTGCCAGAGGTTTCTCTAGCCCAAATCGTACAAGGGTGATTCATGTATGCTTTTTGATATAATCCTACTTCGTCTGCATATTCATTTCCGTCCAATACGCGATGCGCAGTGCATAACATTTGAGCGGTTTCCAATGGCATTTTTACCAACATTTTGTCGGGTTGCATTTCAGCCGCGCGCCATGGATCTTCGTCGAAATAAAATATGTTCATGTACTAAGTATATAAAATTAGTCCCATACATACAAGCATAATTGTGGATAAAAATACGTCGAGTAGGAATTGTACAATTTGACGTTCGTTGAGTTTTTTAGGGACGAAGGACCAAGGACTTTTGGTCATTTTCCAGAGTTTTCTTGCTATTTCCATGAGGTAAGCTCCAATTTATAGGCATAAAAGTTTAATTTCTAGGGGTTTTGTGTTGATTTATCCACCGCACCTCAAAAAAACGCAGAAGTTCACTAAAAGTTAGGTGAAAATCGACGTATGGTACGCCTGAAACCCTTTAAAATCAAGGGGTCTTGTTTTCCTATATAGACAACTACAACCTAACCTGAACTTCTATTTCTAGCTTTTTACAAAAAACTAATCAGAAATTTTTTTCAAAAAGTGAGGTGCGGAGGTGCGTTTTGGACGAAAGCCTTTGTTTATAGGGGTTTTCACCTAACCTGACTGAGGTGCGGTGGAGGTGCGGTGGGTGCGGTGAAAAATCTTTACTTATTTTTACTTTGATGGTTATAATTCAGTATGCCAAAGGGAACATCAGGAAACTTACAAGGTCGAAACGATAAACACCTGACTCACAAACAAATTAAGTTTGCAAAAGAGTTTGTTTATAACGACGGATCTAAAACACAAACCGAGTGCGCCATTTCAGCTGGGTACAGCAAAGAAAGTGCGCATGTCAGAGCATCAGAACTTCTAAACCCACAAAAATACCCTGTTGTAGTCAGATACATAAGAGAACTCCAAGCTGAAGTAGATCGGAAGTATGAAGTTACATTCGGTAGGCATGTTAGAAAACTAGCAGATATTCGAGACCAGGCTTTAGAAAAAGGTAATTTGACTGCTGCTGTGTCAGCTGAAGTGCAAAGAGGAAGAGCTGCGGGACTTTATGTTGAGCGTAAAGAGATCCGTACAGGTTCTTTGGATTCTTTATCTGAAACTGAAATCAAGAAAAGAATTAAGGACCTGTTGTCAGACTACAAACCTCTTCTAGAAGCAGAGGAAGCAGTGTTTACTGAAGGTTCTGATTAGTCCTGTTTAACAGTCTTATGGCTCTTTTGGCTAGTTTGTGTGCTTCTTTCTCTATTTGAGTACAAAGCCTAACTTTTTGTCCAGTAGAACTAATTAACAGGTATTCATCAGGCGTCTTTATCAGTCGGTAATCCTGCATCATTTTCACCATGTTTTTCTACATGAAGTCTCAATCTTGCTAAATACCATTGAGCCTTCTTTAAGTCTTCTATACCATTTTTATGCTCATAACGCCATAAATATTTGATAATATTTCCTTTCAAATAAGCTCGAAACCCTTCTGGCGTCATGCTTGCTTCAATAGCTCGAATACACTCTATCCCTCCCTGATTGTAATGAGGGGGCCTGTTTACCATGTCAGTCATTTTAAGATTCGCCGTAAAATTTTTCTTTTAACCAATCAGGATGTTTCCTGTAGTAATCAAAAACACTGTTGTAAGGCTTTTTTCCATACGATTGCCTTTCTAAAATGTTTTCACAATACATTTGGCTAACAAAATCGTAGAGCTTGGGATCTTCCTGAAGATCTTCAGGCACTTTTTCCCGCTCACTTTTTTCCCATGTTTCTGTCATTTTTTTCTCTTTATTGTTTGCACAGGACCTCTTTTAATTTCATAGATTTTTTCTCTGATCCAATCAAAAAAATTAAAAACGGGGTCTAATATTTTTGTTATTAGTTTCATGTAGGTGTTGCTTCTGTCCAATTAGGTTCGTTGCAAGTGCCACAACACTCAGGTGTACCACAGTCAACATGTGTGATGTCGTTGACAATGTTTCTTATTTGTCTTCCAAGCTCTGCGTCGTTTGGGTAATTGTAAGCAAGATCTGCTAATTCTTTTGGTCCAAACGATTGATATTCTTTATCTTTAATTTTCATTATAAAATTTTCTGGGACTATCTGGTATCTTATCATAATCTTTCTTCGATACTTTTTTCCCGTTAAAATAATAAACTTTCTTCCAATCTTTTTTGTTTTCGTTCATTTTACTGTTAGATAAACACCGTAGCAAACAACCGAGGCGCACATAAAAGACTGTACAACAGCTGTGGTGTAGTTAAGTGAAAAAAGGTTATTAAAAGTTCCTAGTAAATATAGAAAATACAAATCCTTCTTGATTGGCAAAGTAGATAAATCTAACCACACCAAACCAAGAACGATAAGTATTAAACCAAGCAACCGCAGCATCAGTTTTGCGCCTTTTTATATATTGCTTTTGCTCTGCTAATAAGAATTTGGCTGACCCTAGCATCTTCGCTAGGATCAATCCAAATTATTTCACCAGTTGTTGAGTCTTTTTCAAACAGAACCTTACCTCTGCCCCAACCCAACATAACAGCACCTTTGCTTTCATCGTCTGTAGAATAAACAACTTCTTTGCGAGTGCCTGGTTTGTAATATTCAGCCATTAGACACCTCCTCAAGAACCGCAACCTCTGAGTTCAAAAGTTCATTGTCGTCTAAGTCTTGAGTTTTTCTTGGCATAACTCCAACAACCCCATTCGGTGTTTGAAAGATATTAACTTTCTCTGCACTAGATCGAAGAAGTGTCACTGAATCATTTGATCCTTTTAATACAAAGTCTTTTAATAAGCCCAAGTATTTTGGATCAAAACTAACACTCTCTTGATGCTCAACTTCTTGCTTAAATATCTGTCGCCAGTCAGGATACATTCCATCAATAACATTAACCAATCTTGAATTGAGCGCGTCTTCGTCTGTGATAGAAACAGCACCAGACCAACCTTCATCGTCCATATCTATTCTTCTTGGTTTCTTTTTAAGATCACCAAAAAAAGAGTGTATTCTTGATGAGTTTTCTTGGTAGATGTCGAGTATCACACTCTCAAAATCCAAGTGCGGTATTGCAAAAGGATCTGTGTAACAACAAAGAACATGGCCATTGGTAGATACAATGTAGACACCACCCTCTTCTCTGCGTTCAACAAACACACTTCTTAAGTAAAAGCGTGGGTCTTTTGGCTTGGCTGCAAAAGCACAAGCTCTGGCTAACATTTCGCCGTTTAAGTGCTTTACTTTATTCATAATTAACTCCCTTAGTTAAGTTTGTTTTTACAAGTAGTGCCAACCGAAGATGACACTACCCGTCGTTTATCCGTGTAGAAAGTTATTTCTCTACACTACTCAAGTCTATCAAACCTATCTTATATATCAAGTTATTTTTATTTTAGTTTGATACACTCGACTTACTGTGGCTAAAAAAGAGTCTTTATTTTGGAAAAAAGTTAAAACGAATTTGAAATCGTTTCGGCTGATACGCATTGAATCATGGGTTAATCTCGGTATTCCCGATGTACTTGGGACCTCTCCAGCTGGCGTGTACTTTACTGCTGAACTTAAAGTAACCCAAAGTAATAAAG